AGTTGCGTATTTACGCCCTGCGCTTATCGCAGGAGGCTTTGCGGAAGAAGACGTTCGACGTATTACCGTTTGGTTTGATCCTTCACAGGTCGCCACACGTAATGACAGAGCTGCCGATGCAGACTCAGGCTTTGACAAGATGGCGGTGTCCTACGAGACATGGCGTCGCGCTCACGGCTTTGCGGCTACCGACGCACCGGATCCAAACGAGCTTGCTATCCGCCTTCTCGTAGAGAAGGGCTCGCTATCTCCAGAGCTTACACAGGCAATGATTGGAGCTATTGCTCCCGAGGTTATGAAGTCTGTTCGTGATTCGCAACAGGTTGACTCCGTTGCTCCCGTTCCTCAAGAGATTCAACAGATCTTAGACAACGCAACTCCTCCTGCTCCGGCAGAAGAAGAATTACCACCTGCACTACAGGAACCACAAGAAGGAGCACAGTAAATGGATCACAACATGCGTGTTGAAAAGCCTGAACTTGTTAACTGTCTTGCCGATACACTTGGCAACGCGGTTCATCTTTACTTCAAGGCACACGGACATCACTGGAACGTTACAGGACGTGACTTCAGCCAGTTCCACGATTTCTTTGAAGAGATCTACACAGATGCATACTCTATGTTAGATCCTCTAGCAGAGAACATGCGTAAGCTTGGTTCTACCTCTCCTTATCGTCTTCAAGATCTTATGGCACTTAGCCAGATTGACGACATGGACTGCGGCGCAGACGCAATGCGCATGGTTCAAGATATCTACGCGGCAAACAACGTAATGATCATTTCCCTTGAGAATTGCTTCCAGGTTGCGTCAGAAGCAAACGAGCAAGGTATCGCAGACTATATCGCCGGACGAATTGATATGCAAAAGAAATGGCGTTGGCAGCTAGGAGCTTTCCTATCTCCAACTGAAGCGGATATGCCGGGAAAATCTGAAGCTGTTGAACTTTTAGACGCAGGAGACACTCCTGTTGTTGAACAGCTTATGGATGATGCAGACGGTTGCCCGCTCTGTGGCCCTGTCGGTTGCGTATGCCCGGGATGTGACGCAGGCGTATGTCTATGCGATGATGATTGCCCGTGCACCCAATGCTTATCTGCAGACGAGTATGGACAATACTCATCTCAAGATATGTACTTCTCATTTCAAGAGCAACAGGTTGAAGCTCTAGCGGCTGCAGGTGTTATCGTTGCCGAAGAGCAGGACCTTGCTGCAGCTCTCCTAGAGATTGCAACTAAGTACGGAAAGTTTAATGAGGACCGTACAGGTATCTGGGCAGGATATACTCCTGCGGCAGAGAACGAGTACAAGGAAATCGGCGTCAAATGTATTAACTGTGTTTTATACGAAGGTCCTGGCGTTTGCAAGATTATCGAGCAGCCAATTGAAGACGATGGCAAGTGTCGCTTTGCAGTTATCCCTGACGGCGTCGTTAAGGTTGAAGACAGCCAGATCACAGCTGCCGTTGAACCAGAAGATGATTCATGCCCTGTTGCGACACAGGATATTGAACTTAACTTAAAGAATCGTCAAAACGCAATTGACAACGTTGGCTACGGCCCGTTGAATCCAAGTGAACCTAACGAAGAATTTTGGAATGAAAAAGCTGACAAGTGGAAGACAACTGCCGCTGAAGCAAAGACCGCAGTTTGCGGAAACTGTGTATTCTTTATTCGTACTCCAAAGATGCTTGATTGCATTTCAACAGGATTAGAGCAAGGCGACTCAAGCGCGGTTGATGCAGATGCAGCTATTGACCAGGCAGAGCTTGGATACTGCGAAGCATTAGACTTTAAGTGCGCCGCGTCTCGCACGTGCAACGCGTGGGCAACCGGCGGACCTATTACGGCAGCAAGCTCACGCCCTGCTCCAAAGAAAGATCGTATTCGCGGCTCAAAGAAAAATAAGCCAGGATCTGCTGCAGGATCTAAGAAGATTATTTTCTCTGCACGCACAGAGGCTGGTCTTCGCAACAAGGTAGCAGCGCATAACGAAAAAGCAAAGCCTGGACGTAAGGCAACACTTCCAATGTTAAAGGCTGTCTATCGTAGAGGATCAGGCGCGTTCTCATCTAGTCATCGACCAGGCATGACTCGTGACGGTTGGGCTATGGCTCGCGTTAACGCGTTCCTTAAGCTTTTAAAGTCTGGCTCACCTGCAAATCCAAATTACAAGCAGGACAACGATCTTTTGCCTAAGGCGCATCCTCGTTCTTCCCGCGCAGAGGCTTCAATAATGCAACATGAACTTTTATCTATCGCGCTTAGATCTGCAGACGAGTACGGGTCACCTGAGCATGCTATTCACGCGATGGCCGAGTATTCATCATTAGGCTACGAGGCAATCCCTGCGCTACGCGGTGCATGGCTACGAGGTGTAAGAGACGGGGATATCCCGTTTGAGCGAGCATATACACTAGCGACAAAACTTTACGACTCTAAGGACGCAGACTTACTTCCAAAGAAGCGTAGAGGAGCTGAGTAATGGATACACCTCTAAACGATAAAATCGAGCGTACACTAAAGCGTAAGGCTGCACGCAAGAAGAACGACAGTAACTACATGCCTGTCCTTTCTCTTCATCAGCAAGTTCTTGCACTTGTCTCCGAGGCAAACTCTAAGGTCTCTCAGGAGCGTCACGTAACTCCACGCTCCGCGCTTACAGTAATGAATCGTTCTCTTGCGAGTCTATCTTCACTTGACAGTGACGCTAAGGATTTTGCAGTTCTCAAGGACGTATCACGCTTCCTCAACGTTGCAACAAAGACATTTACAGCTAGCCAAACACATAATACAGATTTACTAGTTGCAGGTCACCCGCTGTCTACCCTTAACGCCTCGCTGTCGGGTGAAGAATTTCTTAAGAAGAACGCACAGTGGATTGCAGCCGATCCTTCTATCGACGAGTCAATTCGTCCTCTAGTCGCGTCCGCGCATGCAGCAACACCAGGTTCACTAGAACGTGAACACGCATTTGCACGACTCAACGCAAACAAAACTCTTCTTGCCGCATACTTTAAGATTGATAACCTTTCACCTATCATTGCCGCGTTTGGCAGTGGTAACTCTTCTGCAGCTCGACGCGCACGTGTTGCCCTACAGTGGCGTGACCGTAAAGGCCGCTGGGTTGAAATGGGACGCGGTGCAGACTTTAACTTCCGTATGCCTGATGGCTCTGTTGCTAGAGCCTCGGGCGTCTATGTTGGTGTTAGACCTCAGCGAGCTGGAGAAAACTTTACCGCGGGTCTTATTCAAGTTTCAGGAGATAAAAACTTACCAGACGGTATCTATGCTGTTAGAGCTGGAGACGTTGAAACGTACGCGGCGCGTCTTACTCCCGCACAGCTTGAAAAAGCAGGAGTCTCAAGCAAGGTAAAAGTTGACCAAAATCAAGTTAATATCCCTACAAGAGATAACCTTGTTGCCGAGCGCCAAGATGCTCCTACAGGCTGGACAAAGGTAGATGACAATACATTTACGTCAGATGATAACTACACCGCTAAGGTAACCGACGGCGAGTATACTCTCTATCGTCAAAATGAAGATGGCTCACTTGCGGACAAGGTTGGCGACGCAGGTAACTGGGCTGATGTTAATGATCTCGCTAACGGAGATCAAGAAGCGTATGATGCAGTTAAGGGTCAAGACTCTTCTGCACAACAGCAGCAGATTAAAGCTCGCCTTGACGGTAGAACAGCGCACAACGCAGAGTTTGACAGACTTGAAGAGCTTGTTAAGAGTGGCGTAGATCAAAACGGAAACACGGTTCCTCCCGGCTGGGAAGGCGTTGTTAAGCCAGGCAGGGCAGCTGATGTCCAACGTAGAGATATCGGCGCGGATATTGTGTACGCTGAAGAAGGACTTCCTTCCGTCGAGTACAGGAAAAAAATTGCAGATGACAACGGAGACCCTGTCTTCGCTGAAGCAGAGTTCTACCGCGACGGAACGTTTGCCGCCTATGACAAGAAGTATGACTCATGGGCTGAAGCCGATGCAGACATCCCACGCTGGATTAAGGCAGAAGAAGATCGACGCGGTCGTAAACTCGAGCCAGTTGCAAGACTAGCTCCTGTAGATAGTACTTCTAAAAATCTACCTGATGGCTATTCTATCTCTCGTAAAGATAGCGAGATATCACCTGACCTAGCAGGAATAAGTATTGAAAAAGATGGAGAAGACGTAGGCTTCCTCTTCTGGAATAAAGAAACAAAAGTTATCGAGAATATAGAAATTAAGCCAGGTCATCGTGGTAAAAAACTTGCTAGCGCAGCGTGGGACGCTGCAAAAGAGGTAGAGCCAGAGTTAAAACACGCTGAATATAGAACTCCAGCTGGTGACAGGTTTGCTCACTCTACTGGAGATTTCGTTCCTCCTCTTATTCCAATGGGAGATTGGACACAGAAAGATTTAGACGAAGCACAAGCGCGCGCAGATAAGGCAGAAGAAGATCGACGCGGTCGCAAGCTAGACCCAATCGCTAACATCCCACCAGCGGGCACCAGCGGTAAAGAAATCTACGAGCGTCGTATCGCAACAGGTGACTCTCTCGATAAGGTTGCAAAAGATCTAGGACTTACTCGTGAAGAAGTTCGTCGCCTAGAGGCAGAGTACGGACGCACTCTCGATGAAAACTCCGGCTCAGAAAAGTCATCCTCAGGGCGAACACCAGACTTACTTACAGAAGATGATGCAAAGCAGCTCAATAATCTTGTAGATAACACATACAGTGTAGATGCATTAGATTCAGACTATGAACTTTACAAAGATAAAAATGGAGATTTAACTCTTAGAGCTCACGTAGAAGATGGCACTGATGGCGGAGTA